TGCGGCCTTAATCGTCTTTATATGATCTATCCGAGGGCTAAAATTGGCGAAATATTTAATAAAAGGCTCTTAAATCCAACTAATTCAAGTGGCAAAAACAAGCTAAACTTACGGAATAGTGCTACGCCTACGAAGGGTTATGTCAATCAATGGTGATCTCAAATGATTCCTAGTCTTTTTAGAGCTGGCGATACTATCCGTTGGCGTATTCCTGCCGGTGTTAATTGGCTTAATGAAAGCGTTACTAATGCCGATTATACGTGTACGGCGTATTTAAGGTTTAACGCTTCTGGGGAAGCAAAAGCAATTGTTGGAACGGATTACACCGATGGATGGGAATTTGTTATACCGCAGGCTTCTAGTTCAACAATGGATGCCGGAACGTGGTTTTATCAGATCCGCGCTGTTAAATCAGGTGATGAAGTTACTTTGTATGAAGGTCAGGTCCAGGTCAAAGCTCAACTCACTTACACAGGAACGCCCGGCGCATTTGATGGCAGAACACAGGCACAAATAGATTTAGATAACGTCACCGCTGCTATTCGTTCAATAATTTCAGATAAAGCAAAAGAATATTCAATTGGCGGACGTACCTTTAAGCGTTTAGATCTACCAGAATTAAGAGCTAGAGAAAGTCAACTAAAAGCCGAAGTCGTCAGAGAACGCAAAGCCAATATGATCGCTAATGGTCTTGGTAATCCTCATTCACTTTTTGTCAGGTTTTAAATCATGGGTCTTGTAAATGCTTGGAAAGGATTGTTCACCTCAGAACCACCAAACCCAACGGTGTTACCTAGAAGACGGCGAGGTTACGATGCTGCAACTTCTAGCCGTCTTACTTCTAATTGGTCTGTTAGTAATTCTTCGGCTGACGCTGCTTTAAAAGGTGCCATTGCTCCACTTCGATATAAGTCGAGGGACTTAGTAAGGAATAGTCCGTTTGCTCGTCAGGCGGTAAGAGCGATAGAAAGTAACACGATTGGAGCGCATGGAATAAAACTGCAAGCGCAAGTGAGACAACAACGGGGTAAACGCCTAGACACAAAAATTAATAATCAAATTGAACAGGCTTGGAGCAATTGGAAACGTTATGACTCTTGCCATACGGCAGGGCGTTTATGCTTTACCGATATTGAAAAAGTAATAGTTCGTTCGTTGGTAACTGATGGTGAAATATTTGTTCGATTTGTTAGAAAACCTTTTGGAAGATCACAAATACCTTTTGCGTTAGAGCTATTAGAAGCGGATCAATTAGACAGTGAATATACGGGGCGCAGTTCTAAGAAAAAGAACACTTGGAGGATGGGGATAGAACAGAATGAATTTGGTAGAGCCGTTCAATATGCCTTCTTAAAGAAACACCCCGGAGACACCCCCTTTGGTACTCCTGTAGGTCAACGGGAACATATGCTCGTTCCAGCTAGTGAAATATGTCATATCTTTGTTAGCAATAGGCCCAGCCAGTCAAGAGGGGAACCGTGGTTAAGTTCTTCTATCTTGTCTTTGCATCATTTAGCAGGTTTTCAAGAGGCGTCAGTTATTAGAGCAAGGGCGGCAAGTTCGTTGATGGGATTCATTACCAGCCCCGAAGGTGAACTAGATCAAGGCGGTGAAGTGTTTGATGGTGATCGCGTTTCAGAGTTCACGCCCGGCAAGTTTTCCTATCTTCAAGCTGGCGAATCCGTGACGGTTCCAGACTTTGACTCACCTAATAGCGAGTTCCCTGAATTTATGTCAGCAATGCTTAGAAGTGTTGCTTCAGGGTGTGGAATTTCGTACGAGTCAGTGAGTAAAGATTTCAGTAAAACTAATTATTCTTCTTCTCGTTTATCTCTTTTAGAAGATCGCAACCATTACCGTTCCTTGCAAACTTACCTGATTGAAAATTTTCATAGTCGGGTTTTTGACGCATGGTTAGAAATGGCAACCTTAAGCGGGGCTTTGGTTTTACCGTCATACGACACAGAACCAGAGAGATATAGAAAGGTGCGTTGGATTCCTCGCGGTTGGGATTGGGTTGACCCACAAAAAGAAATTGTTGCAGCGAAAGAGGCAATTCGAGCAGGTCTAAAAACACAAGCGCAAATTGTCAGTGAAAACGGGGGTGATCTGGAGGAACTTTTACCAGCAAGGAAAGCCGAGGTAGAAGCAGCTCAACAATTAGGGCTAGTATTTGACACTGATATGTCTACGTATCAAAAAGACAGTAAGATGGTTGGAAATAGTAATCAATCCGATGACAAAGAAGAAACAGCGTGATTTAGAGGCGCAGATTCAACACCGATCAGAACCCGTTGAATTTAAAGTTAGTGATGATGAGCGTTCAATTGAATTTCCTTTTAGTTCTGAAAAGCCTGTAAATCGTGGGTTAATGGGTGAAGAAATCCTTGACCATAGAGAAGGCTCTATTGATTTTGCACGTTTAAATTCTTCGGCTCCCTTACTTTTAAATCATTCGACTGATTCAGTAATAGGAGTAGTAGAACGCGGTTGGTTAGATAAAGATAAGAAGCAAGGAAGGGTTCAAGTTCGTTTTGCAAATAACGCTTTAGGAAAAGAAACTTTAGAAATGGTTCGTGATGGAATTTATAAAAATGTCTCTGTTGGTTATTCCGTTAATAAGACAGAAGAAGAAGGTGAAAGTGCATATAGGGTGATGAATTGGACGCCTGCGGAAGTTTCGATTGTTAGTGTTCCTGCTGATTTCTCAGTAGGCGTTGGTAGAGCAAAAGAAGAGAAACTAGAAACTAATATGCCTGCGAAGCAAGAATCAAGTAATATGCAAGAACAGCGTGATAACGCCGTTGCGTCTTCTGACGCGCCACAAACTAGTAAACCTGAATCTAAAACTCAGATGACAAGCACACCCGATTTAAGCGTGGTGCGTGAGGAGGCTTCTAAAAAAGCTGCTTCCGAAGAGCGCCTTCGTATAAGAGAAATTTCTGGTCTATGTAATGCACATGGATTAGGCGAAGAGTTAAAAGAAACTCTGATTGGAAAAGGTACAAGTATTGAAGAAGCTAGAAAGCTTGCATTAGAAAAGATTCAAGCAAAGCCTGTTGAAACTGTTTCCCCTGTGGAAATGGACGCTAAGACAGAAGAGCGCTATAGCATCGCCGCTGGTATTAAGGCAGTTCTTACAGGTGATTGGTCATCTAGAGAAGCTGGTTTAGTTCGTGAGCTTTCACAAGAAGTTGAGCGTTCAGGTGTAAAGAGATCTGCTGATCGTAGTTTCTTAATTCCTTATTCTGCTTTAACAAAAAGGGCTACTTATGTCACGAGTTCTGCAGCGACCGGGGGCAACGTTGTTGCAACTGACCTTTTAGCGGATGATTTCATCGAGGCTTTAAGAGCTAACACTATTACAGGTGGTTTAGGTATTCGCACACTTCCCGGCCTTGTTGGTGATGTCGCGATTCCGTCCAGATCTTCAACGGCTACAGGGTACTGGTTAAGCTCGGAAACCACTGCAATAACTCAGTCTGAAAGCCAATTTGGACAAGTAACTTTGGCGCCAAAAAATTATGCGGCACTTTCAAAGTTCTCTAGACAAACACTTTTACAAGCAACACCCGGAATCGAAGAGCTTGTGAGACGTGACCTCACTGACACTATCAACGTTGGAATTGACGCCGCTGTAATTGCTGGTTCTGGTTCATCCGGACAGCCGACTGGTATCACGGGAACCGCAGGGATCGGCAGTGTAGCCATTGGGACAAATGGTGGAGCTATCACACTTGAAACCCTCATTAACCTAGAAGAGGAAGTTTTAGTTGATAACGCTGGCGGTGCTTCTATGGCATACGCAACCAACCCTAAAGTTCTTTCTGAATTGAAGAAACTAAGAGCTGGTGGTTCTGCTGCTGGCGACGGTGCCTTCCTTTGGAATGTTGATCCAAGCGGCATTGGTCGTTCAGGCACACCCGGAGTGATCAACGGCTACCCAATAGGAGTATCAACAAACGTACCAAGCAACCTTACAAAGGGTTCTAGTTCTGGTGTTTGTTCTGCTGTTATTCTTGGTGACTGGTCACAAGTTGCTTTAGGTGTATGGGGTAACGGTTTAGAAATCGAAATCGGTACAGACTCCGATGACTTCAGCAAGGCGTTAACTTCAGTTCGCGCGATTACTACAATCGACGTTGCTGTAAGACAAGCTTCAGCATTTGCTGCCTGCTTAGACGTAACCACTTAATAAATCGCGGGGGCTTCATTGCCCCCCTTTTTTTTCTTATGGATGTATTAATTACACGATCAACCGCAGTCGGCGGCGTTCACCTAGAAGCGGGTGAGACTCACGACTTAAGCGATAAGGACGCAGTAACCCTAATCAATATGGGTAAGGCTGTAGAAGCTAGCGAAGCGCCTGCTTGTCCACCAACTCCACCAAAAGCTAAGAAGGCTAAAAAAGCAAAAGTTGTTGTAGAAGAAACAGAAACAGACGATGGCACTGACTGACGACCTAGACGCTTTTTTTAGTGATTTTGCCGTTAGTGCGACAAGTGGCGGAACCACAGCGGATGGCATTCTAGATCAACCAACCTCGGTCGTTGCAGGTGATCAGGTTATATTTGTTGATTACGTTTTTCATTGCAAAAATTCAGACTTTGGAACATTGGTGACAGGCGATTCAATAACTGTTGATTCTGTTGCTTATACCGTTAGGACGAATGAATCAGGACTTGATAATTTAACCCGTGAAATTTCCTTACAGAAGACTTAAACAATGGCATCTAAAAGGGAAGACATATTAGACGCAATTAAAACGGCTTTAGCTAATACAACAGGTGTAGGAACACGCATTTATAGAAGTAGAACAATTCCATTAGCGCAACGTTCACAACTTCCAGCGTTAATTATTGAATGGAATAACGACGCAGCGGAACAAAACACATCTCTTCCTACCCTTGATTGGTCTTTATCTGTAACGGTTACTGTTCTTAGTAGTGGCGATGTACCAGACGAACAGGCAGATGCAACAGTCGTTTCAGCCCATGCGAAATTAATGGCAGATCTAACGCTTGGAGGAGAATCTATTGATATTCAGCCCACTAATGTCACCTTTGAAGCAATCGACGGTGATTCACCTATTGGGGTAACTGGTATGGGTTACACAGTTCGATATAGGACAGAAGTTGACGACATAACGCAATAAAGAATTTGCTATGACTAAATAGCAAGAATTGAATTATGATGTAAACATATTGTTGATCTTGTTGTGTCGTGCCAAAGCTAACTAGAAAAAGAACGCTACTTGTGAAAACTGAGAGTAGCTATGGAACCGACCCCACACCAAGCGGAAGTAATGCCATTCTTGTTCGTGATCTGAATATTGAACCTGTTCAGTCCGATGAGGTCAGCAGGGATTTGATTCGTGGTTATCTCGGCAATTACGAAACGCTATTAAGTAATACCAGAGTAAACGTAAGTATGGGCGTTGAAATGGTTGGAAGTGGCGCAGCCGGAACTGAACCAGCCTATGCCCCACTCCTCAAGGCATCGGGTTTGGCGGTCACGACAGTTAGTTCAACAAGTAATACTTACGCCCCTGTTAGTGCTTCTTTTGGCTCATGTACTATTTACTGCAATATTGACGGTGTAAGACATAAGGTCACAGGTTGCCGCGGTACTTTTTCAATAAATTGCGAATTAAATCAAATACCTGTAATTAGTTTTTCTATGACCGGTATCTACAACGCCCCAACAGATACAGCAGCGCCTACTTGTACCTATAACGCAACTAAGCCATTGTTATTTAAAACAGGCAACACAAGCGCGTTTTCACTCTTTGGATTTAGTGGCGCTCTTCAATCATGGTCGTTTGATATGAATAATGAAACCGTTGTTCGTCAATTGGTCGGCGGTACTCAGGAAGTCATGATTACAGATAGAAAACCTAGCGGTAGTGCAACAGTCGAGGCGGTTGCTTTATCGGCTCATAATTTCTTTACAGATGCAACAGGAAGTTCAACCGGGACAAATACTTTTTTACATGGAACAGCCGCCGGAAATAAAGTTACTGTTAGTTGTCCACAAACTGACTTAGGACAGCCAACTTATGAAGATTCAGAAGGCGTTCAAATGGTTTCTCTACCCTTTAGCGCCGTTCCTACAACGGCCGGCAACAATGAAATTTCGATTGCATACACTTAATTAATTGCTAAAAAACTAAGCTAGGCTTACATTACTATTTAAACGTAGCAAAACAAATGGGCTTTAAGCTTGACCAATCAGGTACTTATAAATGGCCGGTTACTGTTGAGGTTCCTGTTGATGATGGAAGACACGACAAGCAAAAGTTCGACGGTGAATTTAAACGCATCACTCAATCGCGTATTCGTGAAATGGGGCAGTTAATCGAAACAGGTGATTTGACTGATGTTGATTTAGTAAAAGAGGTTCTCGTTGGTTGGGATGGGATAGAAGATGATCAAGGAAATGAACTTAAGTTTTCACAATCAAAATTAAAACAATTATTAGACGTGCCAATGGTTGCAACTGCTATCGCAACGTCTTTCTTTGATTCAATAGCCGGAGCAAAAAGAAAAAACTCCTAGACGCCGCCGAATATTATTGTCGCGGTGGCGTAATTGATGAGACGCAGAAAGACGCAGAAGTGTTGGGTATTGCAAACGTAATCCCTGAACTTGAACCGGAAGAAGATTTTTTAGTGTTTGAGGAAAATTGGGCGGCGATAGATTTATTTTTAAAGGTTCAAACGCAATGGAGAATCGGCGGCCTTGGTAATCTTTCGGGTCTTTGCTATGCCGACGTCTTAACTATTGGTAGACTGTATGAAATACCGAATCTTGTTGAAGTGTTTGAAGATCTTCAAGTTTTAGAAGTAACGGTTATGAGCCTTTTGAATAAAGAGGGTAAGAAATAATGGCGGCTAAATTTAATCTGTTAATTGCAGCTAAGACGAGCGGACAGGCAGGGATTAAGCGCATGGGTAACTCTATGCAGGGGTTACAGGGAAGAGTAAAAAATTTAAGAAATACGGTATTTACGCTGAATAATGCTTTCAAAGCAATGGCTGTATTCCTTGCAGCCGGAACAGCTACTAGATTCGTAACAGGTGCAATAAATCAAGCTGATGCGTTTGGCAAATTAAGCAGGCAAACAGGCGTAGCTGCTGATACTTTACAAAGTTACGTAAACGCCGGAAAACTAGCGGGAGTCGAGCAAGGAACGATTGATAAAGGTTTAAGGCGTCTTGCTCAATCAATGCGTGAAGCTGACCAGGGCGTTGCTACGTATGCAGATGCTTATAAGGCTTTAGGAGTAACAGTTAGAGATTCAGACGGCAACTTAAAAGAATCAGAGGTTGTTCTTGGTCAATTGGCTGACCGTTTTAGAGATATGCCAAACGGTGCAACAAAGGCGGCTTTAGCAATGGAAATATTTGGTCGATCAGGGGCGCAGTTAATACCAATGTTGAATGAAGGCGGCGATGCTTTGGAACGATGGAATTATGAGACAAGTGAAGGTTTTGCAGCGAACGCGGAATATTTCAATGACCAATTAACAATGTTAGGTTTTGGCTTTGATG